TAGAATTTAATCCTAAGATAGACTTTAGAAAAGAATCAGATAAGGGATTTGCCCAAGGAGGCGTAGTAAACGACATGAATAAACAAATGGAAATGTTCGCAGTGGGTGGTCTTAGCGATGATGGTATGAGACGTGATCCAGTATCCGGTAATGAAATACCCCCCGGTTCTCTTGCAGAAGAAGTACGGGATGACATTCCTGCACAACTTTCTGAAGGTGAGTATGTTGTACCTGCCGATGTTGTACGTTTCTTTGGTGTAAAATACTTTGAAGATCTACGCACAGAAGCAAAAATGGGCTTGTCTAATATGGAAGCTAATGGTAGAATTGGTGGTGAACCCATTGAACCTAGTGGTATGGAAGAAAACTCTCTAACCCCAGAGGAGATGGCTGTACTAGAACAAATGACCATGGCTGTTGGTGGTTTTGTACCTGATCAAGAACCTCCCCAAGCAATAGGTAATTCTGCTAAAGGTTTTGCTCTTGGTGGTGAAGTAGATGCAACTAACTATCAGAGTCCTGTTGCTGGACTTCCACCTTTAGCAAGCATACCTGGAGCTTCTTATATGAACGAGGGTTGGCGAGCAAGTAACATAAATAACTATCAACCAGCTCAGACTATTGAAGCTGAAACTCCTGCTTCAACTACGACTACTCCTGTTGCTCCTGTGTCTGCACCAACTACGGGCAAGCAAGCTTGTGAAGCAATGGGCATGATGTTCGATGAAACAACTCAACAGTGCGTACTTAGGCAATCATCTAAAGACGGTAATACACCATCTTCAACAGGCTACACCCCACCAGAATCGGAACAACCAGTTTTTAAATGGGAAGAACCTGAAGTAAATTACTTTAGTATGTCTGATGAAGATCTTGCTAAAGTAGGTATAGTTGATGAAACAGATCGTAAATTTAAAAATAAAACTGCTCAAGGTGCATCTGTTCTATTTGGGATTCCAATACTTTCGGTAGTATCCGGTTTATTTGACTCTCACAGTCAAAACAATGCAATTTCAAATACACGTGCTGCTGCTTTAGTAGCTGCTGCTAGGGGTAATGAAACTTTAGCTGAGACTTTAAATAAACGTGCACAAGAAATGGTAGGAAAGTCTAGCTACCTTACACAAGCTGCAGACTATTTTGGCGCTTTAAGTGGGGTAAATGAATTTGCACAACAAGTTAAATTTAAAATGCCCAAAGATATGGAGTTTGATGCAAGCAAATTAGGGCTAACTGAAAACCAACAAAAAAGAGTTTTGGAAGCTGTCGCTGATCGAAGTGAAATTCAACCACCTGCTGTAGAAAAGGAAGGCAGTGGTAAAAAACCTGCAGCTTCTACTACCTACACACAAACATCGTCCCCTAACGCTGCTGCAGCTGCTGCTTCCTTGCGTAAGCTACAGTCTGACTCAGGTAATGCAGATCAAATGCGTAGTATCAAACGTGCTGCTGATATTGCTCAAGAGTCTGCTGATACCAAACGTAGTATTGCAGAGGTTGGACGTTCAAGAGCACCTTCTACTGCCGCCCCTACAGCTCTTGATAGAGCAGCAGCTGCAGGAGGTGCAACTCGTGATAACGGTGGGTATTACGGTATGAACAAAGGCGGCTTAATGAAGAAACGTAAAAAGAAATAATAACTACACTACTACAATAATAAGGCGACCTAGCAATACTGCTAGCCCCAACATAAGGAAGTAAAAATGTCCGAAGCAAATACAATTGAAGCACCCAAAACAGCTGGCTTTGTAGATCGTGGGTTTAACCATGCTCGTAAGAAGGCTCAGATGGAACAAGAAGAAAAAGAAATTGCTCGTCTAGAAGCAGAAGCTCGTGGTGAGGAAGTAGAAACAGAAGAGGCTACAGAGGAAGTGGTCGAGGCAGTTTCTGAAGAAGTAACCGAAGAAGATGACTCCAAGCTATCCAGAGAAGAGAAGTCATTTAAGAAACGCTACGGTGACCTGCGTAGGCATATGCAGCAAAAAGAAAAGGACTGGGAAGAAAAGTTACAGGTTCTTGAAAACCGTATGAACGGTGAAGGTATTAGAGCACCCAAGTCTGATGAAGACATTGAGAAGTGGGCTACTGAATACCCAGATGTAGCTGGTATTGTAGAAACAATTGCAGCTAAAAAAGCTCAAGAAATGTTTCAAAAAGCAGAGTCACGTTTATCAGAGCTAGATAAAGTACAATCAGAAGCTGAACGTAATAAAGCTGAAGCAACTATTATGGAAACCCACCCTGACTTCCATAAACTAAAAGCTTCAGACGAGTTTCATGATTGGGCAGAGGAACAACCTAAGTGGGTACAAGATGCAATCTACGAGAATGCAGATGATCCAGCCTCTGTTGTTAGAGTTATCGACTTGTATAAGTCTGATAAGGGTCTTACTAAAACTGCTAAGAAGGCTTCTACTAAGAAGGCAGCAGGTCTAGTAAGCAAGGGTTCTAAAGCTGTTGTGGAGGCAAATGAAACTGCAGGTCAAATTTCTGAATCTGAAGTTTCTAAGATGTCTGCTAAAGAGTTTGAAGAACGTCAAGATGAAATTACCAAAGCTATGAGAACTGGTAAATTTATCTATGATATGTCTGGTAATGCACGATAGGTGTTGACATCTATCTTTACCGGAGTATAACTATTGGCAGGAACAAGAGCCTCCCTTAGGGGACTACCTCTCTTGCCAAACAACCACTAAAACTATAACATTCAACCAAGAACCACCTGAGTAAGTATAGGCCCGTTAGTTGATGGTTGGCCAACCTGAAGCCAAACGCACCCTAGAAAATATCTCAGCCTCTTCGTCTTGTTTAGTTTCTCTGAGTTGAGGTGTCTGCCTTACACTCGCATTCACTTCTTTATCATAAGCCAAACATTCTAGGAGAATTACAATGGCATTCGCATCAGCTGGGGGTTATACCAACCTCCCCAACGGAAACTTTAGTTCCGTTATCTATTCGAAAAAAGTACAACTTGCATTTAGAAAATCCACAGTATGTGGAGACATCACTAACTCTGATTATTTTGGAGAGATTGCAAGTCAAGGAGACACGGTTCGCATTATTAAAGAGCCTGAAGTCTCCGTATCGGCCTATACACGTGGTGCCACAATTGCAGCACAAGATTTAGCCGATGCAGACTTTTCGCTTGTAGTAGACAAGAGCAACTACTTTGCGTTCAAAATGGACGACATCGAGGAGGCTCACAGCCACGTCAATTTCATGGATCTTGCAACCAACCGTGCGGCTTACCGCTTGGCTGATCAGTACGACCAAGAAGTTCTGGGTTACTTGTCTGGTTACAAACAGTCTGCACTGCATGCAAATGCAAATGCGGTAAACAACGTAGTGAACGGTACTAAAGCTGATGCAGCTGCTGGTACTGACGAACTCTTGGCAGCTAACAAGCTGAACAAAGGTAGCTTCGGTAACATCACTACAACATCTGCTGGAGATCACTCGATCCCTATCGCAGCTCGTTTGCCCGGCGCAACTGCACTTCCAACCGCTTACGTTTCTCCAGCCATGCTGGTAGCACGTATGGGTCGTTTGCTGGATCAACAGCAAGTTGACACACAAGGACGGTGGATTGTAGTAGATCCAGTATTTATGGAAATCCTGAGAGACGAAGATTCTCGTCTATTTAATAGTGATTTCGGTGAATCTGGTGGCCTTCGCAATGGTCTGGTCTTGAACAACTTCCACGGTTTCCGTGTATACAGCTCAAGCAACCTGCCATCTGTAGGTACAGGTGCAGCTACTACAGGTACAGCAAACCAGAACACTAACTACGGTGCTATCGTAGCTGGTCATGATTCTGCTGTAGCAACTGCAGAGCAAATCAACAAAACAGAAACATACCGTGACCCAGATTCATTCGCTGACATCTGCCGTGGTATGCATCTATACGGTCGCAAAATCTTGCGTCCAGAAGCGTTGATCACAGCTAAGTATAACTTGGCCTAAATACAAACTGGAGGGCTGGCTTTCGCTGGCCCTCTGGTCTTTTTTAATAGTAGGATAACTCTATGGCTACTTATGTTTCCCTAGTAAATGAACTTCTAAGGCGTTTAAATGAAGTCACCCTTGATACTGCGGGTGATGGTTTTGATACTGCCCGTAATGTTCAAGCACTGGCAAAGGATGCAATCAACAGTAGTATTAGACTTATTCTACAGGACGGTCAGGAGTGGCCGTTCCTCAAAAACACATACACCCAAACCTTGGCAGTAGGTACACGTCAGTATGACTTCCCTGCAGATTACTCCAGTGCTGACTGGGACACTTTCTACATTAAACAACTTACATCTAAAAACAATAGTCCTCAAAGACTAAATGTTATTTCTTATGAGAACTATATACAAAACTTTAGGTCTGGAGATGACACAGGTGATACGGTTAATGGGGAGTCTGCGCCCAATACCGTGTATCAAACTTATGAAGAAAAGTTTGGTGTTACTCCTGTACCCAATGCAGCCTATGAAATAGAGTACGTATACTGGTCTTACCCTGCAGACTTAACTGTGTACAGCGACATTGCTATTATTCCAGACCGCTTCAAGCATGTTCTTATTGACGGTGCCATGATGTTTATGATGAGATTCCGCAGCAATGAACAAAGCGCAGCAATGCATCAAAACAATTTTGAGAGTGG